AAATGTTTTGTGTGTAATGGTAATTCATCCACAACAGAAATGAAAAGTGTGGAGATTAATTTACCACATGGTATAGATAATGGTCAGTTTTTAAGATTGAATAGTATGGGGGACTTTAAAAATGGAACATATGGTGACTTGATCATTAGAATTGATTTGAAACCAGAACAAAATTTTGATAAGATTGGTAATAATTTAATCTATAATGCTTTTATAACAATTGAAGATTTAAAGGAAGGTACAATTAACATCCCACATCCTGAAGGGTCTTTAAGTGTGAAACTTCCTAAAAATGTTGACACATCTATCCCGTTACGAGTAAAATTAAAAGGATTTAAATTAGAAACAATTGGTGACTTGATTGTCAATCAATTTGTTAGACACAAAAGAAATTAGAATAAAGATATAATATCTTTAATAAATGAAACAATTCCGTAAATACCAAAAAAGGTAAATATTCCACCAAATATTAAAACAAACGATTGTGTGTTTTTAACTTGCTTACTTTCATCACAAGTCGCGCATTTTACTTCTGTTGCTTTTTTCTCTTCCATGTTTATAATTTAATTAATTAAGTGTTGAAAATAAATATTAAAATAATATTTATTATTTGACGCACTTTTTTATATTTATATATATTTATATAATATGAGTAAACCAGGAAGACCAAAAAAAGATGAAGAAGATAAAAAGGTAAAATACGGCATTAGTATTGATCGATTTTTATTTGATAAAATGAAGAATGAAGAAATTAGTATCTCTAAGTTTATACAAGAATTAGTAAAGGATCATTATGAAAAGAAAAAAATTTAATGAAAATTATTTTGAGGTAATAGATACTCCTGAAAAAGCTTATTTTCTTGGTTTTATTTTTGCGGACGGATGTTTAATTGATAACCCAAAAGAATATAGATATAAATTAAACATCAAAATTAATAATAAAGATGAAGATATACTTAAAAAGTTTATATCTTTATTAGATAGTGAAGTTAAAATATGGAGAAGCAATAATAGAGATATTTGTGAAATTGGGTTTTCTAGTAAAAAAATGATAAATGATTTAAAAAATATTGGACTACACCAAAATAAAACATACACAATATATTACCCCGAAATTGATGAAAAAATTGAAAGACATTTTTTACGAGGATATTTTGATGGTGATGGGTGTATTAGAATTAATGAAGATAAAAGAGATCATTCTAAACGAGGGGACTTGAGAATTGTTGGGGGTTCAGTTAAGTTTATAGAAACTTTAAATGAAAGAATGGGTAAACTATTCGGAGTTAATGTTAATAAACTTTATGGACCAAAGAATAAACGATATAAATTTATTGGTTGGGCAGGTATGTCGGACATTGAACGAATTTACGATGGATTTTATTCTGACACAGACTTGTTTTTAACTAGAAAAAAGATTATCTTTGATGAGGTTATTGATATAATCAGAGATAAAAATAAATACAGAAAAAAATAATAATTTTGATTTCATATATTGGTGGTAAGAGTAGAATAGGTAAATGGATTGTTCCTTTCTACGATAAAAACATGGAGGTTTACTTAGAGACCTTCGGAGGCATGTACTGGTGTTTTTATAACATGGATCTAAAACAATTTCCCAACCTAAATAAAGTTGTTTACAACGACTTTAATCCCCTAAATTACAACCTCTTTAAATGTGTTCAAAATCCAGATGAACTATTGAAAGCGATTAACGCAATTGATTGTCAAAAGTTGGGATTGGAACCAACACCACCAATCTATAAAGAACAATTTATAAGCTTTCAGGCTGAAATTTTTAATAAAGATTTCAGCGTAAAACCTGGCGATTATGAAGTTGCTGCTAAGTATGTTTATATTCTTACTCAAGTATTTAGTGGGTCAAAACCTGAAACATCTAGTTTTATTGACCTTAAAGGTAAGTATAAATCAAAATATCTCACATTTAGGGATAAATTAATGAAACCTGATTGGATTGAACATTTTCTTAAAATTACAGAAGTAGAAAATATGGACTTTGCTGATGTAATTAAGAAATACGACTCGCCATCCACATACATTTATTTGGATCCACCATATTGGAAAACAGAAAACTATTACTCCAACCATGATTTTGATCGTGAAGATCACGAGAGGTTAGCAAATGTATTACATGGAGTTAAAGGTAAGTTTTCTTTATCCTACTATGACTTTGAATTACTCAATGAATGGTTCCCAAAAGACCAGTATACTTGGGTGAAAAAAGAGTTTGCTAAAGCAGCATCTGCAAAAAAAGGTGAGAAACAAAATATGGGTGAGGAATTACTTATTATGAATTATTAATTTTTTACTAATTTGGAATATTTATTAATAAAAAAATATTATGTCAATTAGGTTCACCAATCTATTAAGAGATCTTATTGTTGAAAGTTCAAGATTTCAAGTGCTATTCGATAAGTTCGTAAAACCAAAAGAAAAGGCTAAAAAAGGTATAATGCCATTTGAAACTTTATTTGCGTTAATTGTTGCCGACCCAACAACAAAAGTTCCTAATGGTATGGATATTGATAATGTTAAACCTCAGGATATGGAACGAGTTAAAATCGGAAAATATGCTCAGTGGTTAATCAAAAACTTTATTATGCCTAAGTTACCGGCAGACCATCCTTTAATGATTAGTGATCCACAATCAGGTCAATACAAACAAGCATTAAAACAATTCCAAGATCTTTTCATGGAAGACTTATATAAGGTCACAATAAACCTACAAAAGTTTGAAAGATTTAAAAATAGGTTAGCACAAGAATATAGAGATATAAATAAATTAAGTATTGAGACTTTACAAGACCAAGTCAAAGATTTTAGTTTAGAAAAAACTAAAGCAACTGCTGATGAGAAAAAAGAGGCCTCTATAACATATGATCATCCTGGTGCTAACATTGTTTATAAAGGTCAAGATTGGACTGTTGCTAAAATTTCAGACAAAGGTCCATTAGGTAAAGAAGCGGCATGTTTTTATGGTGGATCTCATAATGAAGGAAGACGAGGAGAAACTACTTGGTGTACATCATCACCTGGTCTTACTTGGTTTGATAGATACATCGGTAGAGGACCATTATATGTTGTAATCCCAAACAAAGCGAGATCATTCAAATCTTACGGAAAAGAAACAGGTGAAGTTTCAGGATTACCAGCAGACAGATACCAATTCCATTTCCCTGATAATCAGTTCATGGATGCTGATGACAGACAAATTAATTTAATTGAGTTCTTAAATACAAATGAGGAAGGATTGAAACAATTCTTTAAACCTGAATTCATGCAGTCATTATCTGGCGATAAAGGTGAGAAAGTGGTTATTGATTATCCTGGTGATTCAGCGTCTAAGTTCATTGCTCTATACGGATTTGATGAGTTTTTTGCAACATTACCTGAAAGTTTAAAAAGACTTACATTTAAAAATACATCGAAAGATAAAATATTACTTAATATTCCTAATGACATTGGAAGATTTAAACAGTTAAACGCAATCAACTTTGTTGGGTGTGTGGCTTCGTTACCTGAAGCTATTTGTCAATTACAAAATTTACAATACCTATCTTTGGTAAATAATCCTGATCTTCAGATGTTACCTGAATGTGTTGGGAATATGGAAAACCTTATGGTACTAAACCTTGGAGGATCGGATCCTAAACGAGTTCTACCTGAATCAGTATTCAGAAGAGCCGAAGAAGACGAAGACTTCAATTTATTTACACACTCATAATTATGAAAAACAAATTATTTTTAACTGAATCTGAAAAATCAAGAATCAGCGGTTTACACAGAATGGCAATTGCCACCGAAAGTAAAAACATGTTAAATGAAGCTGATTTATTCCAAGTACAACAAATGTTAATAGATAAAGGTATTATGTCACCGACTTTAAGAAATGGTAAAACATCTGCTGATGGAAGACTTGGGCCAATTACTTTAGATGCTCTTTATTCTGCGTTAACTCAAGGAAATGCGGGAACAAACGGAGTCGCGGGAACAAACGGAGTCGCGGGAACAAACGGAGTTGCGGGAACAAACGGAGTCGCGGGAACAAACGGAGTCGCGGGAACAAACGGAGTCGCGGGAACAAACGGAGTTGCGGGAACAAACGGAGTCGCGGGAACAAACGGAGTTGCGGGAACAAACGGAGTCGCGGGAACAAACGGAGTTGCG